ATTATTGGTGCAAATAAAGAAATTCTTAGATTAACGAAGGAAGTCGGATTTAATCAATTAAATCCAATTCAACAAGAGGCATACGCAGCTGCTACAGGTAAATCAGTAACTGAACTACAATCGATGTTACAACAAGAAAAAAATCTTGAACTTGTACGTCTATCAGGGGATGCGAAATCTTTGGAAAGATATTATCGATATAAAGATATGTTGAAATTATCCGAAGAAAATGCACAAAATGAAGGCGAAATTGCTAAAAATGAAATGTTACGTCTGAATAATCAGACACGGATGTCTGCAATACAAGCTCAATTCAATCAATTGATTTTAGAATTACAAGAACCGTTTTTAGATATAATTGAACCATTGATGCGTTTAGCAGTTAAGGGGATGCCTTTGTTAATAGCAGGTGTTAAAGGGTTAGGTGCAATAGCACTTCCCTTAAACATTGTATTAAAACTTGCAGATAAATTAAAGGATGGTGCCAACCTTTTTGGTAAATTATCCAGATTGATCATTGGAATTTCTAAATCCATTGCCATGATTTTTCAGACTTCGAAATTTGTTATATCTATATTTGATAAAGTCATGAGTCTTATAAAAACTCTTGGACCCGTAATGAGGCCTATAGTAAAGCTTTTAAGCTTTGCAAAATTTATACCTGGTTTAGGACAAATAATTACAGGATTGACTTTTATTAGCAGTCTTCTCCGTAATTTACAAGATGGTAAAGGATGGGACTCCGTTAGGATCGCTTTACGTGACACTTTTATAAAACCTTTTGTTGATGCATGGAATTTTATTAAACCTTGGTTAGGATTTTCCCCATCTGAAATTGGTTTGCGTATAGTAAAAGGAATATCATCAATTGGATCGCTTTTATTTAATGCTATAATCCAACCATTTATTATGGGGTATAATTGGATACAAAGTAGTTTTATAGGAAAACTTTTACCAGGTGGTACAATAGAATCGCCTTCCCTTGATATGTCAACCGGAGACACTTCGGATTCTGCTGGTAATGCAACGAGTGCGTTGACTGATATTAAAGCAAGTAATGAGATGGTTGTGAATAAGATTGATGAATTAATTACATTAATGGCGAGTGGTGGAATTGCTGTTAATTTAGATGGAACAAAAGTAAATCAAGCTCTTGCTACATCTGCATATACTAGGGGGAGTCGAGGATCTGCGGTATTATCTTAATAATTAATTATAATGGCAAATAATCAAACATTTATTCAAGGATATGGTGGTGATGGTGGACAAGTCACATCATTATCAAACATACAAAGTGCAGGTTTAACGCTACCTTCATCTTCAGATGATTTTATCAATGTGCGCAAATCTGGAAAATTAAAGGAATTGTTTGAAACCGGAAGAAATTCTGAAGTATTGTATACTCGACAAGATTTTTCTGATTCTTACTTTAAAGGTCCGATAGCTCAAAGATTTGATTATAAAACTCCGACACAAGGACAAAATGATTCATTTAATCCTACACGTACATCATTATCAAATGCCGCTGCTAGAAGAGATCTTAATTTAATTAATGATTATTTAAAATCTTCCTCTGGAAATCAATTTTTAATAAAACAATTTATATTACAGGGATTTCAAACATTTGATGAAACAAAAGTTTATAATCCAGCATCTCCAAGTATTTCTGCCGCAAGAATGGCATCTTTTGGTTTATTGAATCGACCAACTAGACATATTGACACAAGTAACGTCATTTCTGGATTCATAGGCGCTACTGGCCTTGGTTCTTTATCAAAAACGGTTGGAGGACTTTTTAATGCGGCACCTGTACCTTCACCACCCAGAAGTAGTGTAGCAAGCGCAGCGAGCAATGGTGTAGGATTGTCTACGCTGACTAGTTTAGTTGGTGGTGGGGATGAAACATCTAATGTAATGCGTTTAGATGGTGGCAAATATGATGTCAAGGGATTGTTGCGTGGAAAAACTGCAACTGATGCTTATAATAGTATTAGATATTCCAGATTATTACCAAGTAAAAATTCTGGTGGATTTTTCAATAACTTATTGAGCGGAATTGGAAGATATATACAGAACAACACACTTGCTGGTGGAATAATTCCACCAAAACAGCCTTGGAATGCAAAGTTTAGAGCAGACGAGAAAACTTATGATTATTATCTAAATTCTGGATGGATTTTCAATCCAGAAAGTACGGGAATTTCTGGAGGAGGGATTGCAAGTAAATTTTTAAATGCTATAGGATTCGGGAAACGGTCTAGTTATAGTTTAGGAGTCGAGCAAAGATTTAATGGTAAATCTGAAATTACAAGTGATTTAAGAAGAACAATTGTAGATTCTCCTAATACATCAAATCCAACCAGTCGTACGGATCAAATTGGAAAATTATCATTAGATAATAATCTGAGGCTTGGAAGTGATATTACAACGGAACCTGCATTAAGTACACTTTCAGATATAAATGTATATTCAGATTCTGTCAAAGTTTCAGATGATAGTGAATATTCTGATCAGTTACTTAACTACAAAACAATGGTAGATGAGGTATCATATAAAAATTTTAGTAAAACTGGATTTAACGATTACACTAAAAATAATTTCAAAGATTTGTTTGATAATTTCAGACGGAGTTCAACTAATATTGTAGGTGGGGCGCAGGATAAATATAAATTCGGAACTAAATCCGTAAACCCAACGGGTAATTATTATGGTGGGGGATTTGTTGGAGAAACAATGTGGCCATTACAGTTTTCTAGGTTTGAATCTAATAAAATTGGACAACAATATCTTAATGATATAAATCCATCTCAAATAATTCCAAATACACAACTAGGTAGACAAAAAAAATCTGAAGAAGAATCAAATACAGTTCCCTCTTTAACTAAAAGAAAACTTATCCCGACAAATGATGTAGATTTTGTAAATAGATTAGGTGTATTGAATGATATATCGGATTATAATTCTGAAGAATATAATTCGTATGGTCCAGATATTATTAAATTTTATTTTTATGATATCGTTAATGAAAGATATATTCCATTTAGAGCAACGGTTACAAATATTTCTGATAATAATACTGCAGAATGGAATCGAATAAGTTATTTAGGTAGGGCAGATAAATTATATAATTATAAAGGGTTTACTCGAAAATTGAGTTTCTCGTTCAAAGCTATATCTCATAGTGTAAAAGAATTGTTACCAATGTGGCAACGAATAAATTATTTATTGGGATTGACAAGACCCGCAAATTATACAAATGGGGGAGATTCTGGATATATAGTTCCACCAATGGCTCAACTTACGCTTGGAGATTTTTATAAAAATCATAATGTAATCATTGACTCGTGTAATATATCCATTGATGAAAATACACCGTGGGAAGTTTTACCCGAAACTTTAAATAAAGATTGGTATTATGGACTATCAGAAGCAATACAATGGAAAAATTCATCTGGTAAATATGCACAATTTCCATTATATGCTAATATTGATTTAAATATGGATGTATTAGAAAAAGAACGTCCACGAACAGGAATTGCCAATTGGGGCGATACATCCGATGATAATACGTTTTCTAAAAATTTGAATATTACAACGCCATCTTGGGTATATAATGCTGCGAATTTAGAACCAATTTCCGACATAGAATAATAAATAATATCATGAGATATCAATATACGCCAATAGAAAAAAGGTATGATGGAAATGAAGTATATAAAACTACATATTATACAGTTATACAAGAAAGTGCATCTGATATATATATTACTGTATCGGAAAATGATTATTTAGATAGCCTAGCAAAGAAATATTATGGAAGTGAAGATTATTGGTGGGTAATTGCTAATGCAAATAATTTAGGCAAAGGGAAGTTGTCAGTTGATATTGGGAAGCAATTGAGAATACCAGGTAATTTAAGTATGATTTTAGAAGATTTTAAACGTATTAACTAAATGAGTTATGGCGAATGAAATAAAAACATTATCTCCAGAAGAAGTTAGATATTGGGATGTTCAAAACATTCCAACAGAATTAATAAAAGAATTAAGAAGACGAAAAAATTCAAATAATATTGGATTTGAAATATCAAATAATATTGTATCTAATTTTAAACGAGAACATAAAAATTATAAAGGTTCGATGTCACCGTGGATTCGTATATTTTCAAATGGCACAGGTATACGAAATAATGAAAGAGTTCCAAAATCTGCATATTTAGGAAATAAATCATATGATGGTTTTATTTTAGAGAGCGGCAAATCATTTAATGATGCATATGGACTTTCAAGAGGAACTAATGGAGAATCAATATTTAATTCTGATTCAAAAGCAATTATTGGATATCAAGCAAATGGATCTGAACATTATATAGATCAGAAATATAGAGAATCTATATATAAGATGTCTGCTGGGGTTGACCCAAACTTCCCACAGAACAGTAGTGCACCATCTATAATTCCACCACCTGGTATCGATTCTGTGACTGTAAATACTAGTGCAGATATGTTGACATATGGTGAATTTAAATTGAAATGTTTTACTCTAGCTCAGATAGAATATTTAACACCATTTTTCTTAACACCCGGCATTCATATATTTATTGAATTCGGATGGAATTTATATAATCAAGAGTCTATATTGGATTTAAAAAATGTTCCTGAACTAAAAAATGTGTCGGATGTTCCATATAATGGATTAAAAAGAACACTTAATTCTTATGGCAATTATGGTTTAGTTAGTGGTATAATTACAAATTATAATTTCACAACTAACGATGGATTTGAATATGATTGTAATATTAAAATAACTGATAAACAAGCGTTGTTTGCAGGATTTCGTGTGGATGTAGATTCTAATAAAAATGTCTCTGATGAATCTCAACAGTCGTTCATGAATATAAAATCTTTTTTTAAACAATATTTATCTTTTGCAAAAGATGTTATATATACTCGTTCGAATTTTTATAATTATATAAATGCAACTGAGCAGAAAGAAATTTCAGAGAACGAGCTTAATAAATATCTTGATGCAGGGTGGGAAAAATTAGAAAATTCGAGAACTATAAAAGAAACTTCAGAAAAAGGTGAAAAATTAAGTTACGATGTAATTATTTTTAAAAAGAAGACTAGGAAGTCTTCCAATAGTAATTTTTATAAAAATCAGGCTGAAGATAGAATTTTCTTTGGAAGAGATACTAATATTGATGGAACACTTACTGCCCCAAAACAAGTTTTAGAAGATATAGCAAAACTGAATGAAAAAGTGAATCAAAAAAATACTATTGATTTTTCTTTTACTGGAAAAAGTCCCGAAAATATACAAGAAGAAATCAAAAACTTAAAAGCGAAGATAGATTACCAACAAGAAAAATTATTAAATTATGCAGAAAATGAATATTCAGACCAAGACCAGCATGATTTTGATCGTAATGAATCTTCGAACGAAGCTTGGTTTACATTAGGATTTGTATTTGAAAATATAAATTTCAAATGCAACCCAAAATCTAATACAGCCAATTTTATTGTTGATATAGATGATGTAATCGTAAATGCACATCCTAACTTAATTTCTTGTACCCGAGATGTATTAATTCCAAATTCAATTGCACCTAAAATAAATATAGGACGCAAGTGGACTGAGGATACTCTTGTGGGAGGATATCTCCCACCTGAAAATACAGTTGATAACAAATATTTTAATCAAAATGATTTTAGTAGCCGCACTGCTCGTAAACCTGAAGAGTTAAAATATGCATACGAAAAAAATCAAAAGGTATTCAAAACACAATTTCCCGCTTTCAGGCAAGACTTAGATAAAATAATAAATTATAGAAGAACATATACAAGTGGTGATATAACCCAATATGCATTTCCGCAGGTTAAGGATAATATACGTGATAATAATACATTTAAAAAATATAGACATGGATATTTAAAAGATCTGTATATTAGTAAACGTAAATTAATAGACATTTCTCAAGATGATGATATCAAAACATTACAACAATTTATATATGCAATTTTAAACACCGTTAATAAATCGGTAAATAATTTTTGGGAGTTTGATGTTGTTTCTAACGGTAAGGGTGGATTTATAATTGTAGACAAAGGTGTTAATAGTTTAACGAAAATTTACCAGTTTGAATTATATAGTGATAATAATGTTATAAAAAGTATAAATTTTGATGTGAGTTTATCAAACGAACAGGCAGCACAAACATTATTTGGATCTGGAAACAATAAAAAAGATACAGATGATGGAAATCAAATAAGTTTAGCACAGAAATCTATGCCCACAATAGCGTATAGTGATAGATTTGATAAATATAATACAGATTCAGCTATAACTGACACTGAAGAAGAAGACTTGGATTCCAGAAACCGACAAATCGAAAAATATGGTATTCCAAATGCTGATAGAAATCGTGAGATAGAAAAATTGCAAATATACGGTAGACATGATTGTCTAGTAATGACGACCATGAAGTTTAATGATGATCCGTCCAAGGGAAATTTGCAAGGAGAAAATTTATATTATATGCTCAATCTACCACCTACATTAAATGGTAAATTGCTTGAGATTTTAGATGACGGAGATTATGAGAATAATTCTGCGGTATATTCGAATGTAGCGGACAATTTTTTAATTGAATTGACGTTAGACGGAATGTATGGATTTCGAATGTTTCAGCATTTTTCAATAAATAATTTACCCAAACCATATGTACCCGGTAATTGTATATTTATGATTAAAGAAATATCGCATCAAATTTCAGAGGGAAATTGGGAAACTAAAATAACTGCAATGTTAAAAGGAACTGTGCCTAATAAAATTGAATATGAATTAATATGATATACAAAGACACATCTGAATCGGAAAAAAATAAATTAGATTTTACTGGATTTGATTATAAATTTCCAACCACGTATAACAGCAGACCCAAAGCTGGGAATTATCAGATAGGTTATATTAATAGATATTTTGTATCGCGTGTTAATTATACAGATATAGTTGAGGTGAATTCTACAAACTATGATGAACTTAGTAACATATTTTACAATAAAGCTAAATTGATATGGAAAATATCTGGTCCAAAGTATAATAAATATGAAGGTAGTATATTGGTTGAGCAAGGAATTTATGAAAATAACATTGCTAATATAAATGCTGCTAAAGAAACGATTAAAGATATTGATTTGGTATTGACTGATGTTTTTCAATTTTGTAAAAAATGATTGACGATCATATGTTGTAATGATATGTTTCATTCATGTCGCGTGACATTTATTTAAAAATCATATTCAAAAGTAAGAACACTCACCCTGTAAAGAGTGAGCCCATTGCTGCATTTGTATATGACTATAAATTAAATAAATCAAAATATTTTAATTTTTCACATCCAGATATTTTTGATACATATGATTGGGACAGTTTTAAGACTGCGATCAAAGGGTGTCGAATATTTGTTATAAACAAAAAAAAGTATCTCTATCATTTATATGGATATGATTTAGTAGATGTCAATTCAATTACATTTTCTAACGATGGAATTATAATTGATGAAGTGGAATCTGATACATTGAAGTCATATCAATCTGTAAATGGATACAATTATATTATTCCATTTTCACTGCATCAATTAAATTTTGATGAAGAAGTAGCAAGTATAAAATCTATTAACAATCATAAATTTGACGAATATAGTTATAGATTTTTCAATGATCTTTTATGTGATACATTATATGAAGTTGAAAAAAATGGATTGAAATTAGATCTTGATGTTTTTCAAAGATATTATCCTGACAAAAAATATAAAGATTTTGCATATACACAATATAATATTTTTAATCCGACAGGAAGGCCTAGCAATAATTATGACAACATTAATTATGTGGCGCTTAATAAAGATGATGGTCGCAGAAAAAGCTTTATATCTAGATATGAAGATGGATATTACTTGCTTGTAGACTTTGTAGGATTTCATCCATATATTGTAAGTGATTTAATTAGCTACAATGTACCTGATGATGAAACTATATATGAACATTTAGCCAAATATTATTACAAAATTTCAGATGTAACTAAGTCACATATTGCATCTGCAAAAAAGTTGACTATGATTAATTTATATGGTCAAATCAATGATGAATATTTAGACATTGAATTTTTTAGAAAGACAGAAAATTTAAAAACTGATTACTGGAATTCATTTATGCGTAATGGATATATAGAATCTCCATTATATCGCCGTAGAATTACAAGTAAACATATAAAATCTCCAAATAAAAACAAATTGTTTTCATACATCATACAGGCATGTGAAACCGAATATGGAATTGATAGTTTGAAGAAATGTATTAATTTCGTGTGTGATAAGAAAATAGATCCTGTACTTTATATATACGATTCCGTTTTATTTGACGTTGATAATTCTGTTAGTGAGGAACATATTAAAGATTTAGTTACAATCTTTAAAAGTAACCGGTTTAAAGTGAAGACATATATCGGCAAAAACTATAATGATGTTATAGAAACATGA